CAGAAGCTATCTGAGTACCATATACCTAAGCTGGCTAGGACAGAGGTAACGGGTAAAGATGGGGAAGCCCAAGAACACATAGTGAGATGGGGAGGACGGAAATGAGCTATAAGCCAGTAAATTGCCCGATGTGCAGCGCGTTCCTAGTGAACAACAAGTGCCTGAACTGCGGATACGTTAAGTGACTGAGATAGCAGCCAGATTCGAGTCTAAAGTCGAGCGTGTTCCGTTCATGCCTTGTTGGATATGGACAGGGGCGGCAAACGAGCATGGCTATGGCGTAATAGGCCGTGGAAGGCGTGGCGAGGGTAATGAGAAAGCCCACCGACTTGCGTATCGGCTGTACAAGGGAGAAATCCCAGATGGCAAGATAGTCCTGCATAAGTGCGGTAATCCATTTTGTGTCAATCCAAGCCACCTAGAAGCAGGAACCTACAAAGAAAACTCGGCTGATATGCTGCGTATGGGTAGGCATTTCATCCCAGATAATTCGGGCGAAAATGCTAGGTGGGCGAAGCTAAACGAGGAACAGGCACGAGAAATCCAAGCGGCTAAAGGCGGTAAAAAGGGGACTGGGACAGCATTAGCTAGGAAGTTTGGCGTTCACAAGTCAACGATTTATCAGATATGGGCAGGGGCAAATTGGAAGAAATCCTGATTCCGTACGATCCTAGACCGCACCAGCACGAGCTACATGATGCGCTAGACAATCAGCGGTTTGTTGTTGCCGTTATGCACCGTCGTGCTGGCAAAACAGTAGCCGCAATCAATCACCTTATCAAAGCCGCGATAGAGTGCGACAAGCCTAACCCACGGTTTGCCTACATAGCACCTACCTACAGCCAAGCCAAGAGAGTCGCTTGGGATTACCTACTAGAGTACACAAGGCCGCTTAATGCAACTGCCAACATTGCTGAGTTACGTGTTGATTTTTGGGGGCGTAGGGTTAGTCTTTACGGGTCTGACAATCCTGATAGCTTGCGCGGTCAGTACTTTGATGGCGTGGTTATCGACGAGGTGGGCGATCAGAATCCACGTATTTGGAACGAAATCCTCAGACCTGCTCTTGCCGACCGTCTTGGGTGGGCTTGCTTCATTGGCACTCCTAAAGGTGCTAACCATTTCGCTGAATTAGCCGATAGAGCTAAGTCTGAGGAAGGCTGGAAGTACCTAGAGTACAAGGCTAGTCAGACCAAGATACTGCCTGAGTCCGAGCTAAAGGCTGCCTATCGAGAGATGGGTGAGGACAAGTACAACCAAGAGTTCGAGTGTTCCTTTAACGCAGCAGTCGAGGGTAGTTACTATGGGAAACTTATTAACGACCTTGAGAGGGATGGTCACATTAGTGATTTTCCTCGTGATGATCTCTGCCGTGGCTTTGTTAGTTGGGATCTTGGAATTAGCGACTCGATGGCTTTATTCGTTGCACAATTGGCTGGAAAAGAGGTTCGACTACTTGATTGCGTTGAAAACCATGGACAAGGACTAGATTGGTACGTTCGTTGGCTAAAAGACAATGATTACGCAGGGTTCAGTCAAATCTTGCCCCATGACGTACAGGTTCGGGAGCTAGGCACAGGCAAGAGCCGTAGAGAGGTCTTAGAGGAAGCTGGGCTAACGATTACGATTGCGCCTAGATTGTCTGTGGCTGACGGTATTCAGGCTGTAAGGAGACTATTGCCTAGATGCTGGTTCCACCCAAGGACTAAGCCGGGGCTAGATGCCTTACGGAACTATCGTAGGGAACATGATGAGAGACGGCAGATATTCTATGAAAAGCCGCTACATGACTGGTCTAGCCATTTCTCAGACGCTTTCAGATACCTAGCGATAGGTCTTGACGAGGGCGATAGTTCATGGCAGACATCGTTGCCAATTTCAACGAAATGGATTGTATAATAAGCAAAACCCATAAGGATTTGCTATGAAGATGGATGAGGGTCAAATCAAGGGAATTATCGAGAATGAGATCGATAACTCCATCGGTTACATCGATACCGAAACTACGGATCAGCGATCCAAAGCCCTAGAGTATTACCTACGTTATCCGTATGGTAACGAGGTAGAAGGCCGTAGCCAGATTGTAACTGGTGAGGTAGCCGAGGCTATCGACGGTGCATTGCCACAACTTATCCGGGTCTTTACGACTACTGAGGATATTGTCTCCTTTGAGCCTCAGACTCCAGAAGATGAGGAGTCATCCAAACAGGCCACAGACTACTGTAACTGGGTGTTCTACCGTGAGAACGACGGTCTAATCATCCTGCACAACTGGTTCAAAGACGCGCTGATGATGAAGGTTGGCGTAGTCAAGGCGTACTGGGAAGCCCAAGAGGACGTTAATAAAGAGTCCTACAAGAATCTGACTGAAGACGAACTAGCCATGCTGCTGTCTGATCCTGCCATTGAGGTAGTGAGCCAGAAGGTAGAGATGGTTGACGGTGGTATGGATATGATGGGTATGCCTATCCAGATTCCTTACTACAGCGTCAAGGTCAAGAAGGTTAAGAAATACGGCTGCGTCAAGATTGAGAACGTACCGCCAGAAGAATTCCTAATTAGCAAATCGGCAAGAACTATTGAGGATAGCCCGTTCGTAGCGCATCGTCGTTTGATGACTCGTTCGGAACTCATAGCGATGGGGTTCGACAAGGATGTCATCGAGGGATTGCCTAGCTACGACGATCTCCAGTTCACGACTGAGCGTATTGCTCGATTCAGTCAGGGTGAGCAGCCGGATGAGAACATCTCCCTTGACCCAACGATGCAGGTGGTTGAGGTCTACGAGTGCTACATCAAGATTGACGTTAATGGTGACGGTATCGCTGAGTTGCGGAAGATTGTCTATTCTGGCAACGAAATCCTAGATGATGAGGAATGTGATCTAGTACCGTTCCATAGCCTGTGTCCGATCCCGATCCCGCACAAATTTTATGGTCAGTCGCTAGCAGACCGGACGATGGACATCCAGCTAATCAAGTCTACGGTTACGAGACAGATGCTGGATAACCTGTATCTAACGAATAATGCTCGTCTGGGTGTGGTCGATGGTCAGGTCAACTTGGATGATGCTCTTAATGCAACTCCGGGCGGTATCATCCGCATGAAGTCGGCTGGTGCGATTACTCCGGTAGAGGTTCCTGCTGTAACGGCTCAGGCTTTCCCATTGCTTGAGTACATGGACGCAGTTCAGGCCAAGCGTACAGGCGTAACTGACCAGCAACAGGGTCTTGATCCTGACGTAATGAACAACGTCTCGGCTACGGCTATTGCAGCCATGATGAAGTCTAACTCTGGCAAGCTGGAGTTGATTGCTCGAATCTTTGCTGAGACAGGCGTTAAGAGCTTGTTTAAGGGGATTCTGCACCTATTGGGCAAGTATCAGGATCAGGCCAAGATTGTCCGTATGCGTGGCAAGTTTGTGACGTTTGATCCTCGGACATGGACGAATCAGTACGATGTGGCGATTAACGTCGGTCTGGGTTCAGGTGACAGAGAGCAGAAACTGGCTATGTTGCAGATGATCCTAGCCAAGCAGGAGCAGGTTCTAACGCAGTTTGGCGCATCAAATCCGCTGGTATCTGTGGCTCAGTATCGGGATACCTTAGCGAGACTGATTGAATCGGCTGGTTTCAAGGATGCTAACGCCTTCATTAACGAGATCAGTCCTGAACAGAACGAGGCATTGTCTCAGCCACAGCCACCTGCTCCAGATGCTCAGGCTGAAGTAGCACAGATGCTGGCTCAGGTAGAGAGAGAAAAGACCGAGGCCAAGGCTCAGATTGAGGCTGCGAAACTAGGCTTGCAAAGAGAGCAACTAGAGGCTGAATTCACCCGTAAGGGTATTGAATTGTCTATGCAGCAGGAGCGTAGTGCTTCTGAGATGCGTATCAAAGAGGCTGAGTTGGCGGTTAAACAACTACAGGCTATCTTGGCGATGGACATTGCTGACGAGGATAGCCGTAACAAACAGGCTGATATTGTCCTGAAGGCGATTAAAGAGCTAGGTAATCTGACCGGGAATCAGATGTAATGGCTGGCTTACTGAGTGACATTCTAGGGTTTGTAGACAGGGCTAAACAGTCCACAAGGGCTAATGTTGGCTTGCTGATGGACAATCCGCAAGAGTATGCGCGTCAGATTAACGAGTCAGCCAGAGACATCAATCGACAGGATACGTTAGCGGTTCAGGGTAAAAATGCCATGCTTGCAGGTAGACAACCTACTCCTGAGCAAATGGCTGCTATGGATGCTATGCGTCAACGTGCTGAAAACCTATCAATGGGGTTTGCTGGTACTGTTACTCCGGGTCTTTCTTGGTTAGGCAAAAAATTGCCATCCGTTGAAAAATTAGCAAAGTCAGAAAACAAATTTTTGTATCATTCTGATACTGCAAAAAATGTTGAAAATTTGAAATACGGCATTGATCCGCAACAGGGAGGCTCTTGGATTAAAGAGATTGCTGAAGGGTCTGGGGCTAATGTTGATGATTTATTATCAACTCAAACGCCCATGTCATGGTTTTCGGATAAACCAAGTTGGGTAAAAATTAAGGTTGCTAGGGAATTAAATAAGCCACTTGATAAAGTGACAACGGAAGATATAAAAAAACATGGTCATTTGGCGATAGTGAACAAGAAAGACCCTTATTTACAGGACATTTGGAGAGTTGGTGAACAAGGCTTATTAGAAGGGCAGTATTCAAAAGTTACAGATATTAAAGGTCAACAAGTTCCAGCTTACCAAACAGGGATGTATCAAGAAGGAAATTACGGTCAGCGACTAGAGCCTTTTGGCGTAGAAAAAAATGAATGGGTATCAACTCAAAGTGTTGAGCCATTTATACAGCTAACTGGTGATAATTTAGTTAAATTTTTGAAACTTACTGGTAACTTAAAATGAATAAGTCGCAATGGGCTGAACACTTACTGAGGGATGAGGGCTTTCAGATGATGATGGAAGAACTCAGGTCAGTAGAGGTCAGTAAGTTTGCGATGAGTGCTGCTAGCGAGGCTAACGTAAGAGAAGATGCTTACCACCAGCTAAGGGCATTAGAGAAGATTGAAGCCTACCTTGAAGGGCTATCGGCACAGAAGCTGATAGACGAAAAGCGGCTGAAAATTTTGTAACTGAGTCGGGCAGTTCCCGATATAATTTAGGAAACAATATATGAGCGATACTGGAAGTATGACCCCGGAAGGGAATACACAGTTAGACGTAGGTGGTGCAGCTAACGCTATCTTGGGATTGATGGGCAGTGAGGAAGGCTCCGAGCAGGAACAACCGGAACCACAGTCCGAGTCCAACGATAGCGAGGCCGAATCTGAGGAAATCGAGGCGCAAGCTGAAGATGAATCAGAGGTAGAACAAGATGAAGGTGAGGATGAGCAAGAGCAGCCTAAATACCGAGTCAAAGCCGCTGGCGAAGAACGGGAGGTAACGCTCGATGAGCTTATCAAGTCTTATCAACTTGGCACAGACTATACGAAGAAATCGCAAGCAGTAGCTGAAGAACGCAAGGCTGTAGAAGCAGAACGCCAGCGTATCGAGGAAGCTAGGTATCTCCGCGACCAATATGCGGAACGGTTGCAGGTCATTGAGCAGATGCTTAATCAGCAGCCGGAAACTGAGAATCTGGACTATCTGAAGGAAACCGATCCTATCGGTTACGCAGTTAAGGTCGCAGAATTGTCTCAGCGGGAGAAGCAGTTAGCCCAAGTTCGAGCAGAACAGGCTAGGATTGCCGATCAGCAGCAGAGGGAGCAGCAGGAGCAACTTGGTCAGGTAGTACAGGCTGAGTCTCGTAAGCTGGCAGAGGTTATCCCTGAGTACGCTGACCCGCAGAAGGGCGAGACATTACGTCGTGAACTCCGTGAATTCGGACTCAAGGCGGGATTCTCAGATCAGGAATTAGCGAATGTTTATGATTCGCGAGCAGTATTAACGCTGTACAAGGCGATGCAGTACGACAAGTTACAGTCTGCAAAGCCGGGAATCACGAAGAAGGTTAACGAGGCTCCGAAGGTAATTAAGTCGGGAGTTTCACAGCCTCGTGATAGCAGCGACGAGATGAAGAAACTTAAGGCTAGGGCAAAGCAGACCGGAAGGGTCGCTGATGCCGCTAAAGCATTTGAACGATTTTTATAAGGAATTATCATGCCTACATTTACAGCACATACCGCTATTGGTCAGCGGGAAGATTTGACGGATTAAATTAGTCCCCTTTATGTTTAGTTAAATACTAGACATAATTGAATAATTAGGTGAATTGCTGGAAACCCCTTAGAGCCTGAAGCACTACAGCGTAATCCGAAAGGATAAGCGCGAATGTTTAAAAAGATTCAGGATTGGGCAATCAGCAGCCAAGCCGCAAATGTAAGGCGAAAGCCCTAGGGTTGCGGAAGGTTCAACGACTAGGAAGTGACGAAAGAATAATCTTCCCACGAGTGCCTGACGCGAAAGCGATGATATAGTCTGGACTACCGTGAAAGCGGTAGAAGCAAGGATAAAGAGCCTTGCGATAACAAAACGATCATTTACGATATTTCACCAACCGAGACTCCTTTTATGTCATCGATTGGCAAGACTAAGGCAACTGCCGTGTATCACGAGTGGCAGACTGACTCGCTGGCTGCGGCTACTACTGCTAACGCTGCGATTGAAGGTGCTGACGCTACATCGGCAACTTTGTCACCTACCGTTCGTCTAGGTAACTACACCCAGATTATCCAGAAGACCGTTCAGGTTTCTGGCACTCTGGATACTGTTAACAAAGCAGGCAGAAAATCCGAAAAAGCTTATCAGTTGGCTAAGGCTTCTGCTGAACTGAAGCGCGATCTGGAAACCATCCTGTTGGCTAACCAAGGTCGTTCGGCTGGTTCGTCCACTATCGCTCGTACTATGGGTTCGATCCTGTCGTGGATCAAGACTAACTCGGACAAGGCTTCTGACGGTTCCGATCCAGCAACTATCGGTGTATCGACCCGTACTGACGGTACTGTTCGTACATTCACCGAGGCTCTGCTGAAGACTGTTGTTTCTGAGGTGTTCGTATCAGGTGGTTCGCCGAAGATTCTGATGGTTGGCGCACTTGGTAAGCAGAAGGTATCGTCGTTTGCTGGTATCGCTGCACAGCGTTACATGGCTCCGGGCAATACTCCGACCACCATTATCGGTGCGGCTGATGTCTACATGAGCGATTTCGGCACGATGTCGGTGGTTCCTAACCGCTTCATGCGTGCACGCGATGCTCTGATCCTTGATCCTGAGTACGCAGCACTCGCTTATCTGCGTCCGTTCCAGACTAATGATCTGGCTAAGACTGGTGACAGCGAGAACACTCAACTCTTGGCTGAAGTTACGCTCGAAGTTAAGAACGAAGCTGCTCATGGCATCGTTGCTGACTTGAACATGGCTCTGTAATAAGTAGCAAATAGCCCCTGCCTAACGGTGGGGGCTAACTATAATAAGGAAAGCATTTTTGCTCTTGTTATAGGCACACGAAAACAAGGAATTTATGAGTACTCCGATACGGACTCAAACAGCATTTGAAGACGGTGATGGCGGGATTATCATCGAGACTAAGCAGGATGTTACCGAGATCATTGAGGCTAACAAGGCTCAACTTGAATTCGATAAAGAACGCAGAGGCCACTTAAACGAGCTTCATCACATAGCCAGAATACCCTTTACGGTGATTGACGTACTGAATCAGCAAGGGATTATGAAGGGCTTTAAAGTGGTGGATGAGATCGGGTTTGCTAAATGGCTGAACGATCCTGATAATGCTGTCTGGAAAACGTACCGGGGAACTGTATGAGAGTAGGAGTTTGCGTACCGTGTAGGGATGAGGTTCATACTGGTTTTGCTTTCGACTTTGCGAGGATGACAGCACACGATGCGTCAGTTCGTTGCAAGGACGGTAAAGGTGGACTAAGCCTT